ACATCAGCCATCACATTAACTGAAAGGATAATTGAACCAACAGAACTACAAGTAAATTTACAACTTTGTAAAAAAGACTTTATAAACGACTGGGAATCTCAATCAATGGGATATGGTTTAGGTCAATCTTTACCACCTAAATTTTCAGACTTTTTAATTGCTCATGTAGCGGCTGAAGTTGCACAATCTACTGAATTTAATATTTGGCAAGGTGATACAACAGCAGCAGCTAATAATTCATTTGATGGATTTGAAAAACTAATAGCAACAGCAGCAGCAGCAGGTGATATTCCAGCAGCACAACAAGTAGCAGCAGCAGTTTTAAGTGTAGCAAATATCATAGGAGAACTATCTAAAGTTGTTGATGCTATACCATCAGCACTTTATGGAAAAGAAGATTTATACATCTTTATTCCAAGTTCAGCGGCTAAATTATATGTTCAAGTTTTAGGTGGATTTGCAGCAAACGGATTGGGTGCAAATGGTGTAAATTCTTTGGGAACACAATGGTGGAACAACGGATCACTTTCTGTAAATGGAGTTAAAATCTTTGTAGCACCTGGATTAAAAGACAATAAAATGTATGCGGCTCAAGTTTCTAACTTGTACTTTGGTACTGGTTTATTAAACAATAACCAAGAAGTGAGAGTTTTAGACATGATTGATCTTGATGGATCAGACAATGTAAGAATGATAATGAGGTTCACTTCAGGTGTACAATTTGGAATTGCATCTGACATTGTAGAATACGCTTAAAATTAACCAAAATTAAAAGGTAAGTGGGATAAAACTTACTTACCTTTTTTTTTAATAAAAAATAAAACAATATGGCTTGTGCATTAACAATAGGTAGAAAAATTCCCTGTAAATCGGCATTTGGTGGGATCAAAGCAGCATACTTTTGCGACTTTGGAACAGTTACTGGTGTAACGATTGCAGCAGATACAAAAGAAGTGACCTTGACAGGTTCACCAACCTTTTTTAAATTTGATGTAAAAGGAAATTCATCGCTTGAAACAACTGTAACAAGTTCAAGAGAAAATGGAACAACTTTTTATACACAAACACTTAATTTAACATTAACATTTTTAGAAGCTAAAACACAAGCTGAAATACAGCTTATAGCAGCGGCAAGACCACAAGTTGCTGTTGAGGATTTCTATGGAAATACTTTCCTTTGCGGTTTTGAAAATGGGATGGAATGTACTGGTGGCACATCAGTAACTGGTGCGGCTCCTGGTGATCTTAGTGGGTTTACATTAACAATGGAAGGTATGGAAGAAGCGGCTCCATTCTTTGTAACTGGTGGTGTAACCGCAGCGGCTGGGCAAATTGATCCAACTGCATAACACTTTATTATATTAAAATTAAAGGCTCTCTATATGGGAGCTTTTTTTTTGCTTTTTTGTTATTGCAAAATAACCTAATTAATACGTTATATAGGTAATGATTGTTTTTAATACAGGTGCAACAGCACAAACTTTTAATGTTATTCCAAGAAAGTATGAATCAGAATTTACTTTGTCGGTTACTGATGACAGTACTAATATTACTGTTTTATATGATATAACATCAGCTACAACGAATGTAAATTTTTTGACTTTTACTCAAGTTTTTAATCCTATATTAGTTGAAGGACATTTTTATGATATTCGTTTTTTTACAGATTTTAATTTTTGGAATACTAATTATCAATTATGGGAAAATGACAACAGTTTTTGGAATATTGACAGAACAACTGATGTAACCCTTTATAGAGATCGTATTTTTTGCACAGACCAAGAGATTGACCAAAAAGAAGATGAATATTATAACTTAAATAAAGATGTTTATAAAACATTTAATTCAATTAATGGCAATCAATATAAAGTATTTTAGAATATGAAAAAAAATATTAAAAGAGATAATCAAGGTAGGTTTACAAAAAATAAATCAGCTTATAGTTTTGTTAATTTGGCAACATATACATCACCAGAAGTTATTGAAGTTAAGAATCAAGAGTGGGTAAAGTACGGAGCTGATAATAATTACTTTCAATTCCTTATTGATCGTTATAACGGATCCCCAACTAACAATGCTTGTATAAATGGTATTTCACAGCAAATATATGGCAAAGGATTAAATGCAACTGATTCAAACAGAAAGCCAAATGAATATGCACAAATGGTTACTTTATTAAAAAAGGACATGGTGCGTAAAGTTTGTTATGATTATTATTTAATGGGTCAGGCGGCTATTCAAATAATATATTCTAAAGACAGAAAAAGAATTGCACAATGTGAACATTTCCCAATTGAAACATTGAGAGCTGAAAAAGCAAATAATGATGGTGAAGTAACTGGTTATTATTACTGGAATGATTGGACAACAATTAAACCTTCAGATAAACCTCTTAGAATACCAGCTTTTGGTACATCAAATGAAAATATTGAAATATTATACATAAAACCCTATAAATCAGGCTTTTACTACTATTCACCTGTTTCTTATCAGGGATGTCTACAATATTGTGAGCTTGAAGAAGAAATCTCAAACTATCATCTAAATAATATCATGCAAGGTTTAGCACCTGGAATGTTTATATCGTTTAATAATGGGGTTCCTAATCAACAAGAGCGTGAAATAATTGAAGCAAGAATAGCACAAAAATTTAGTGGTTCAAGTAATGCAGGAAAATTTATTTTGGCATTTAATGACAACAAAGAACAAGAATCAACAATAACACCAATTCAATTAAGTGATGCACATCAACAATATGAATTTTTAAGTACTGAAAGCCAATCTAAAATTCAAGTTGGTCACAGGGTTGTAAGTCCATTTTTATTAGGGATTAGAACAAACTCAGGATTTTCATCAAATTCAGATGAAATAAAAACTGCATCTCTATTGATGGACAACACAGTTATAAGACCATTTCAAGAACACTTAATAGATTCTTTTGATAAGATACTTGCTTACAACGATGTGAGCTTAAACCTATACTTTACGACCTTACAACCATTAGAATTTACAGATGTTGATCGTGATTTGCAAAGTGAAGAAGATATTGAAGAAGAAACTGGATATTCATTTAATAAAATAGATTTAAAAAAATATCCCTGGGATCAATGCGTAAAAGAACAAACCGCAAGATACGGAGCTGAAGCAGCACCAAAAATTTGTGGATGGATTAAAAAGAATATGTCTGAAATTAATTTAAAAGAAATTGATGGACAACCAGCATTTGAAACAAAAGAAATGGCTGAAAGTATGGCTGAAGCAATGGGATGTTCTGGATCTCATGAGCATGAAGAAGAAGATGGAAAAATTTGGTTTATGCCATGTGAAAATCATGATCAAGCTATAAGTTTAGAAAAACCATGTGAAGCTGGATATAAACAATATGGAATGAAAATGAAGAATGGTAAAAAAGTTCCTAATTGTGTTCCATTATCTGAAGATTTAGAACTTGAAAAATTAACTGAAACCATTAAAGAATATGGTGAAAATGAAGAAGATCTTTTGGGAAATTATGAATTAATTGATGTGTCTGAAGTTGATTATGATAACGATGAAAATCACAATTTATTAGTTGAAGAACTAAACACACCAAAACAATCAACATTAAGTAAGATTGTAAATTTAGTTAGAACTGGTAAAGCATATCCAAAAAAAGGATCAGAACAAGATGGAGTAACTAAACAAACAGGTTTACAAAAGTTTTTAGTAAGGTATCAATATGCACCATTAAAATTTGAAGGTGATGCAAGAAAGTTTTGCAAAGCAATGGTAAGGGCTAAAAAAATATATAGAAAAGAAGATATTGAAAAAATGGGTAAACAACAAGTAAACCCAGGATTTGGTGTTGGTGGTGCAAGTACATATTCAATATGGCTTAACGTAACTCCTTCATTATCAGATAGTTACAAATTTTATAAGGGCGGTGCTAACTGTAAACACAAATGGTATAGAAAAACATACATGCGCACATTAGATGGTGCTAAAAGCCAGGTTACAACAACTAAAGCAAAATCAAAAGGATTTAAATTTCCTGTTAACGATAAGTTAGTTCCTGTGGCTCCTTTTGATATGAAATACAGAGGATACACAAAAGCTTATTGGGATAAAATGGGATTTGGTAAAAAGAAAAACAAATAAATTATGGCAACACCTTTATTCATAAACAGAACTGATCTTGTTCGTAATAGTATTATTGACGGAAATGTGGATACTTCAAAATTTTTATATTTTATTTCGTTATCTCAAACCATCCATATCCAGAACTATTTAGGAACTGAACTTTATGAAGAATTCGAGGGTATGGTTACAGCAGGAACATTGACTAAAGATTTAAATCCTAATCATTTAACATTAATGATTGATTACATACAACCCATGTTGATTTGGTACGCACAAACTGATTACATACCATTTGCGGCATTTTCTATAAAAAACGGATCTGTAGGAAGGCACACATCAGAAAACAATTCACCAGCTACAAAAGAAGAACTTGACTTTTTAGTTGCTAAAGCCAGAGAATATGCAGATTATTATTCAAGAAGATTTATTGATTACATGAATTTTAATCAAAACCTTTTTCCAAAATATTATTCAAATAGTAATGATGACATTAATCCATCACAGGATGCAACCTTTAATGGGTGGGTATTATGAGATATAAACCAAAACAAAAAAACGTACAAAAACTATTAATGTTTTTAAAAAAACAACAGAAAATAAAAAAATAAATTATGGCAACTCTTTTTAATACTAAAATTTCAGCAACTTATCCTGGATTAATAAAAACTATTGATAATGCTGCAATTTCCGCAACACTAAAACAATTAAGTGATGGATCTGGAAACTTGTCTGGTTTATTTGTTAATA